GGCAAGGTCAAAGATACCGACATTTTCGTGGATTCCTTTGACAGGCTCCAATACCTTCGCACCTGTATATCCACTTCGTCTATTGTTAAATCTTCTAGAAGGGAGTACAATTCCTTTGGACGATGTATATTTAAGTGTGTAGGAATCAACGATGCGTGAGTTGTATAGTGTGTCATGGAAATCGCAGGATGCGATATCAGATACTCTGTCAAGGAATTCGAAGACCCTAAGCTTTTCATCCAATTGGACCATGATTTCGACGTCACGACGGTTGTAGTCCAGTAACTCATCATAACGTTGTTCCTCCCATAGTTGTCCAGGAAGACACTCTGTTTCAATTTTACCAACTCCTAGTTCATGTTCTGCTACTGCTTGTAGACTGTAACTATCCATCTCTCCATAATGTTGTTTCTTAAATGCTTTGAGGTAGTCGATTACGATACGTCCTCGTATCCTGTAGACTTCACCTTCATTTGTATGATATGGTTCGACCTTTTGACCTAACCTCGATATAATCGATGTCGGTACATTAAGAGTGTCACACCTATCAACAATAAAAGGAAGGTCAAATCTGTCACTATTCCAACCACTGAGAATGTCTGGGTCAACATTTTTTATCACCTTGCAAAATTCTAATAACATTTTACGTTCTGAGTTGCACTCTTCGAATTCTGGTGCCCAAAGAAAGTCATAATATACATCATTGTAACTGTCATGTGCTACTATACTTATGATTTGGTCATCAGTTGAACTGAACCCTGTCGTCTCTATATCGTAGAACATAACCCTTGGTTGTCCTTCGCTTGTAAGTTGACTTCCATGGTCAATTAACCACCTTTTGGTATAGGGTAAGTCATCCTCATAGGTAGGTTTCTCACTAGTTTTTATATAGTTCTTGACATTCCAGAATTTCTTGAAACTTTTACGTCTCACCTTCTGACCCATTAATGTAGTGTATGCACCATCTTCATCCTCTTCATAAATATAATGGGTATGTTTGAATTTTTGTTTCTTCAAACGCCCAAATTTATCACGGGTAAAGGTGACAATATTAGTGCCAACCTTCCCAAACTCAAGTTCTACTATCTTCACAAATGTCACCCCCTTAATCCATACTATAGTCATTACCATCGTAGTATTTAACTTCTTTCTTTTCATTCTTTCTATTACATGCTAAGAATTTCATGAATTTAAAGTCACCATCGAAGTCTACTATAAGTACATCTTTGCTATCTTCTTTTTGTAATATTAGATTTTCAAGTTGTATATCATGTCCAAACGCTTGACTTAACATCATCTCTATTTCTTCCTTACTTAGTTTTAGTTCGAAGTCCATTATCGTCTTGCCTCCATTGATTCCAGCCCCATATATTTAATGGCATATACATTAGTTGTAATGCCAATATGCTCCAGTTGAATATCATAAAGGATTGGTAGATGATACCAAGACCTCCAAGTATCCACATTGGCCAGCATGCCTTATGTTTATAGATACTCAAGACCGAGCCACCGAACATAAGTGCTGTACCAAACCAACCTATCATATCTATAAATGCTAACATTTTAGTTTACTCCAAAAAATATATATCTGATTATTAGGAAGATTATAAACGCTCCCCAAATTCCTATTATAAGTTTATCGATTCCCGGTCACCTCTATCACCTTTTGTATAGTTTTTTCTTTAATTCCATTATCTCCTTTTTGTGTTCATCCCTTTCTTTGAGTATTATATCTACGTAATCCTCGCATGTATCTAATGACTCTTCAAGCCACTTCTCGCTTTCTAATGCACGGGCTTGCCAATATAATATACACTTCATCATTTCCTCTTCATTTTCGTATGGTCCTAGCATGATGTCACCTCTTATTTACTTCGTTAAATAGAACTATAGCGAACTAAATTATTCATCGCTTTCATAGTACAATATTTCAATAGCTTCTTGTAACATATCATACGCTTCCTCACCACTGAGATATGATACAAGACCATCTTGTACCGTTTCAAGTAAATTAATTACATGTATAATTTTTTCTACTGTATATACTTCCATCTTCATTCGTCCACCTCTTCTAGTTCATCAAGTATTTTACTATCAATGGTTATAGTATCATATTCTTCTACTGGTTGTGCATCCAAATATTCTTCAGATTCTTCAGCCATTTCAAGTTCATCTTTCATGCTATAATATTCTTCATATAACATGTTATATTCAATTATCTGATTCATTACTTGAAGTAGTATTTGAGCAAAGCCTTCAGTCCATCGTTCCATATCATCTGATGGAACTACCATTTCCTGTTGGTATCCCATAGCAAAACATATACCATGTACAAGTTCATGTATTAAACTTATATCTACGGTTTGTTCACCATAGTCTCCACAGAGATTAATGGTTTGGTCTAAAAAGTGGATGTTAGCAATGGTCTCAATTTTAACTTGTTTGCCTTCAGCATCTTCAGTAATTATTTTTCCATCATTCCATTTAACTTCATAGTCTATTCCAGCTATAGTTATTACAGGTGGTACTCTCATAATTTAAACCCCAACATTATTTTTAATCTATCAAATGTCAATTGCTGAGACGCTGTTACCACCATCTCTTCCTCTATGCTATTTAATAGGTATAGCATATCTTCCTCAGAAAATGTAATAGTTTTCACAGTCATTTTTTACAACTCCAAATATTCTGGTTTAACCTCATCTATATTAAATTGGGTACTATTAATCCTCATATCTTTGTTGATTGCTAATTGAATGAATGCCTCTGGAAGTACTGGTAGTTGCATGGCTTCTGCGTATCCATTGTATCTTAGGAATGAACCTGTGAATACATAGTGTCTACGTCCAACAGTTCGACCTTCCTCTGTCCTTACGAATTGAGGTACACTAAAGTGGTCACATCTATGGTTATGTCCATGCATGTACATATTTGCTAGGACGTGCTGAGTATCTCGTATCATCTTAGATTGTGCTGTATGATGATGTGCACTGCTACCTTTTCCGTGTGCATTATATATAGTAAACTTATTCGTATTGATACTAAATGTATCTAAGAATTGGTTACCATATGGTACATCTAATGCTCGTGCTACTACCTTATTGACATCTAAGTCAAAATCTTTTACAAGTCTAGCTTCATGATTACCTATAGCCATATTAACAATGTTCTTTTTATATGGTTTAAATGATTTGATTACATAGTCAAGTTGGTCATCTAATGTCATGTTAGTTCTGAATGATGCATTTCCTACCTGCTTATTTGCAGCTTCCATTAAGTCACCACATAAGTAGATACGATAATCTGCTTGTATCTTATCCAATGTATCTAATCTATATTGAAAGTAATCTTCATTGAATTGTTCACTTCCAACATGCAAATCAGATATAGGTATAATATATACCTTCTCGTTACCTCTTAGTTTATAGTTCATCTTCATATTATTCCTCCCAGATTGCTGTCCAATCTGGACAGAGTTGCCATCGTTTCATGCTTGTTTTATGTAATTGACAGTATCCATTAGTAAATTCACTACATCCACCGCATTGCCAGTTTATGTTTTTCCTCATCTAGTGACCTCTCCTATCTTTAAACTCTTCTTGTTTAGATTTGTTCCATCCACTGACTCTTTGCATGTACCCCGTAATTCGACTGTAGACTTCTGTTGCAGACCCACATGTAGGGCATGTAAATTGCTCGGAGGGAATAATGATTCCTTCTTGTTGACATATGCTATACACCGATGTCGTTGTCCAAAAGCCCAAGTTAGAGTTATTGATAAGCTTCTTTGTGAAGTTACTGATGCTATCACTGGACCATCTTTCTCCCAGCCAACCATGGAAAATGTGCCCCCCACTAGTCTCCTTATGGAAATTTTGCTCTGCTTGAACCCTCTCGATAAGGTTGCACCCAGAGTCAACATCCACATGCGTAGAGTTGGTATAATAATATCCACCTGTTGTTCCGTGAACTGGTGCTCTTTTACCATATTTTCTTCTATCTTCCATAGCAAATCTTCCCGCGGTGCTTTCTGCAGGACTTTGTAATATAGTCCATCTATCTCCAGTCTCATTGGACAACCTCTCTGCATATCCATTGATATACTTCATTATTTCATGTCCTACCTTTCGTGAAGTGGGATTTTCAATACCCGCGCCAGTAAGCAGTCGAAGAGTATCACTAAGACCCACAATCCCAAAGCTAAGAGTAGCAGCGTCAATACCATAATATTGTTCACCTTCTTTGTTTTTTTGTGCCAGGAATGGCATGATGTTTTTCTTCTCTAATAGTTTTAATCCATGTTCCTTTCTTAATATTAATACCTCTGCTGCTACTTGTATTGCATGGTCGAGTTCATTCCAGAAGTCACCCTTTAAGGCATACCTAGGCAGATTAAGACTGATATAAGCCAGATTCCCAGTACGTAAGCAATCACTGCTAGGATTACCAGTCCAATTACTATTAAGTCTTGTACGACATCCCATAACATTATGATATTCCTCCCCATTAATTGCTTTAGTAAAATATGGTATGCTGAATTTAGCACTGAGTTCACTTACTAAGTCTAAGTCTTCATCATCTGGTTTACCTTCAATCCTATATACTGTATTAGGAAACATGAATGGTTTACCTGTATAGTCACCTTGCATCATTACTCTTGTGAAGGCTCGTAATATTCTTCTAGATTCATCTTCATAATCACCATAGGTTCCTTCCACATTCCCCCCGGGACCATAAGCAGGTTCATCTCTAAAGGCTTTTGGTATTCCAAAGTCCATATTAACAGTACTGAAAACCGCTTGGCCACCTCTACTGACGTATGCTTGATTAAGGTTGTAGATAAGAGATTGCATGTTTTGCTCAAGCTCATCATCTTTCATTCCTCCAACAAATGGAGCCATAAAGGTGTTAAGTAATGGGATACTCTGACCTCCGGACATGTTGCCTTGACCACTTCCAAGAATTTGTCCGGCTTGATTGATGAGCACTGAGAGCCGTCTAGCAGGTCCTGCAACACTTGTATGGAATCCATTTCCATCGACTTTGAGACCCTCTCGTATAAACCATCTAAGGTCATGTTGCAAGCAGTTAAAAGGTCTGGCATAGAAGTATTCCAAATCGTGGACGTGTATGTATGCGTTGATATGTGATTCGGCGGCTTCTGCTGGCAAGAGTTTAAGCAGAGCGTATCGTTTACTAACTGCATCTGCTGTGTATTTGTGAATCGTCTCGGGATTCTTAAACATATTCGCGTTGTCATTACAACCCTCCTCCAATAATTTATCTATATCTTTTACTGTTGGACCTATCGTGAGGTCATCCCATGGTTTACTATTCTTGAATGTCCTCATTATAAGCCTCCTCTTCCTTAATACAATCCAATAAAAACAATGCTCCATGTAGTTCAATGTTTAAATCATGAATCAAACCATTAATTTTAATAACACGAAGTTCTAATTGTTCTCTTGTGATTTTATTCACCATTATTATATGCCTCCACTAGTTTATTTATACGGTCGTGTACTGCATTAAGTAATGGTATGAGTAAATCAACATCATCACATTTCTTCGCGTATGCTATTGCTAAGTCTATCTTTTGGTCTGGTGTTAGTCCCATTATTCCACCTCCACTATTTTATATCCTGATATTAATCCTTGACATTCTTTCCAGTCAAACATATATTCTTTGATTATATCTAGATTTTCTTTATCAAATTCAATTACTATCTTCATCTTTTAGCCTTCCATACTTTTTAAAGAAGCCTTCCTTACATGTTCCATTCAATCTAAAATCACATGTATCACATGTCCAGTCATCTTCTAAGAAAAGGCACTTATGCATTCCACGTTTATTATCATACATTAACATAATTTTACATCCTTTGCTACTTTAATAATTTCAGATAATTCGGTCTTAGTTAATTGTATACTTGAACCATCATCAAATATTAAATACAAAGAATCTGAAACACCACTTGGTATAACCTTTAACATTTTTGTAACACCTCTTGTATTGCTTTTCTTTTCTTTGGTCCTAGTTTATCTATTTGACATGTGTCAATTGCATTGAGTATACTGATTAATGGATATGGCATTGCATCAAGTTCTCTTGCAAGTTTGGGTCCTATACCTGGAAAACATGCAAAGACTTGTTGTCTCATCTCACTTAATGTTGTACCTTTCTTATGCACTTTGATGTTAATTGGTCTAGGGGTTTTACCTAATCTACGTACACCTTGCACTATAATATTAGCGGTTTCAGTAGGATTATTAGTAGGTATAATAGGAATCCCAAACCCAGTAGCGATACTAAGAAAAGAAGAGTGCAGAGCCGCTTTGCTAAGTTTGGGTCTAGCATGTCCTCGTGCTGTATAGTCCGGTCCACCCTCAAGGATGAAGACCGGCGTTTTAAAGTTTTCTTTAAGTCCTTCTGCCTGTTTAAATATTCTACCATCTATAACACTTCCCTCCCAATCACTAAATGATTTACGTTCAAATACAATATCATCACTTATCTGATAATCTCCGTAAGACAATGTCGCGTATTCTACGGTTAATATCTTCCCCAATATCGTAGGCACTTTGCACCGTGTCTCTCGATTGTCTATTATCACATGTGAGAGTGGTTCCTTCGATGTCTTCATACCAGAATTTTTCATTTGGTACACCACTTAAATCACCCATTTCATAAAGTATATCTGGTTTACATCTACATTGCGCATGTTCAATATGTGGTAATTCTTTGTACTTGTCACTATTACGCCTCCAATTCAATAGATGCATTAAGTATGCAACTATCTCCATTAATTCACTATCATACTTTGAAGACGCTGGGTCTAAAGTCTTAAGTCTACGCATCTTATCATCGAGTCTAATTTTAATCAATTCTTCTGGGTCACCTATATTAGAAAAGATAGTGTCTTCATCATATACACTATTTCCATACTGACGGTTTTTCTTAATCATCTTTTCTGATAATATCTCATCCCATATCTCGGTGATATCAGGTACATACATCTTCATACACTCACCACATAATCAATTAATGTTTGCATACGTGCATATGCACGTTTAGCCAATACTTCATCCTTAATTGAAAGTATCGTAGTCAATGGTTTACCTGGTGCTATAACACGTATAACATAACGGTCATCTGACTTACTATAATAGATTGTTAATTTAATATCATCTCTTTCATATATCTCTAACATCTAGCTCACCTTCACTTTTAAATAGCCAGTAAGTTCTGCTGTCTCTCTTGGACTTAATCTAACAGTCATACCCTCTTCATCTACTATTTCCAGTTTGCCTCGATGTGTTCTTATTTCCATATTTTCACCTCATCTATTAGGTTCCCTCATACTAAGGGACAGAGTTTTGTCCCGCTAAAAAAAATAGGACACCACTTATTCGAGTGGTATCCAATTAGGCCGTGCTGTCAATGTTCCACTACACCAATGTTTACCTATAACGTATCCACTTGATGCAGCTGCTGCTAAGTCTATCCATGTTTCTGATGCAAATTCCTTACCTTTAATAGTGAATATTGCATGGTTTATTTGGTCACCTGTACAGTAAATACCATATGGTACAACTGTATATCCCATCTCTTGTGCTAACTTCATACCTAATTGTGCAAAGTCAACACAGTTTAAACCCAATCGTATATTGTTTACTTCCTGTTGCCATGTGAATTGTCCATTGAAATAATGGCTATATTTACCAGATGTCTTCACATAGTTATAGAATTGTGTGAAACTTGTAAACTGTATATTCATTGCAGATTCAATTGCTTTCTGTACGGTTCCTTTAACTACTCCAGTTGTAACTGGTGCAGGATTTACTATAACAACACCTAATGCCTTTAATGTTACAGGTCCTACTATACCATCAACTAATAATCCTTTAGCTTTCTGGAATCTCTTCACAGCTAATATAGTATAGTATCCAGCTATACCATCAACTGCACCTGTATAATATCCCAACGCCTTAAGTCGTGTTTGAATTATTTTCCATTGACTTATTGTATATCCCATTTAATCAACCTCCATCTTCTGGGTTATAAGTTGTACCGGTTATACCAGCACTATTATCAACCGTTTTTTCAACTGTCTGGGTTACCACCTGTGTTTTAACTGGATTAACTACCTTCGTAGTTCCAACATTGGTGACATTTCCATTTACACTAAACCCATCACTGTTACTTATATTGTTAACCTGGACCGGAGTCTGGTTAACAACTGGTGCTGCAGCTACATCACCTGGCTTATCTGTTAACATTAAACAGATGAAGTATCCGTTTGCAACAACCAAAAGGATAATAACAGCGAATAATAGTTTATTCTGTTCTATCCATTTCAACATTTTTGTCCCTTCTGTTTTCAGGTAAATAATCATTCCATATTGGTTCATTAGGTTGATGACTGAAAACATCTAATGGTGTACTATGTGCATCTAATACTTCTATAACACTATCGTATTCATAGTTGTATTTTAATATTTTTTTATCGAGTTCTGAAAGTTCGATATCATCTTTTAAATCTTCACTGCTACCTTTAACTAAACAATATAGATATGAACGTCCTTCTTTTCCAACTGCTTTTATATAGCCTTCTTGATTTAATTCTCTAAAGTATTGTTGTATAGATTTTTTAGATGTGGATTGTGTTGACCTATATCCATAGTCACCTGTTGTGATTCCAACCTCTTCATCATATAAATCCCATTTGTCTGCATTGTCTGTTAAGTCTTGTAGTACATCTGCTGCACCTGGTGATAAGTTACTTGTTATGGATTGATGATATCTTTCTAAAATGTCGATGAACATTACTATATCTTCCTTTGTTGTAAACAAGGTGTCATTTATAATAGGTCTTCGATATCCATTCACTGCAGTTATAACACGTAGTATACCATCATATTTATCTACATCTCGTTTGAAGTATTTAGAACTACCAAGATATTTTTCCATAAATTCATTGTATGGATTGTAGATATTAACATCTTCCATACGGTTACGTAATGCTATAAGCATCTTTTTAATACCATCAATCTTACCTTGTTCTTGTTCTAATAGTTCTGATGTTGGTGTTCCTTTCATTCTACTAAGTGTTTTGAATACCATTACTGATTTATCATTATCTGTCCTTGGTTGATAGAATATACTTCTACTTTTTTCTTGGTCTTCAAAGTCAAATCCGGGTACATTGGTATAGGTTAAGCATGGTTTTCCAAAGAGTTCGAATGTTTTATTTGTCCATGTTCCATCTGTTGGATTTGGTTCTCGTTTAATCCTACTCATGTATCCATCTGATTGAAGTTCTTTCATTGCATTCTTAAAGTTTTGAGCCTCTTCATGATTATTCTTTCCACCCATATCTCCTATGTTAACTATCTTACCATCAAATTGATGTGGGTCTTCATCACAAAATCCAAATAGTGCTGCATCAGTTGTACTTTTAACTGTCATTACATATTCACTTGGTATCATATCTAATGCTACTTCTTGGACGTGAGTTTTTCCACTTCCTCCATCTCCTATACCTATAACTGATATAGGGTTACGGAGTACTATTTGACTACTATATGCTAACCATGCATATAATATGTTTAGTCTTTCACCTGCTGTACACCAATCTATCATCCATGATATACAGATGAGTGGATGTTTCATTTCATCAATGATATCATAGCCTTCACTGGCTATCATTTCCATTTCAAGTGCTTTCTCATTTTCAGCATCAAGCTTTTCTTGTGCACGTCTTTCTTCTGCACCATCAAGCCATGTCATATATTTGGCTATAAGACCATCTAATGCCATCTCAAGTTTATGTCTGAAACTCTTAATATCAACATCTTCAAACATGGCATGCTGTGAAACCATTGTAATAACGAATTTCATCTCAGCACTATTGATAGTCATCTTTTCGAACTTCTTACCATTAGGTAATTTCTTAGTTGCAAATGCTGCACCCAAATTATCTTCTGGGTCATTCCTATTAACTATGAATTTCCTAAGATACATTATCTTATCCACGGGGTCGAAGGTGAGACATGTGTTGGTGCTACCTGTTAATTCCTGTACTAACTCCATGTTCACAATATCACCTCTTAATAACCGCGTACTAATTCTTCTGGACTGTGTCCGTTTTCTATTCCATGCATCCTATTATATTCAGTGAATCCTGGCCTGTAATTTTTAAGGTCTTTAATTACAATTGCTCCACCCCAAATAGTAACTTGAGGTCCTTCACCAAAATCTTCCCTTGCAACAATACGACCATTAATAAGGTCTATGTTTATAATACGTAATCCTTTGCCTATTAATTGTCCATCTTGATATATATTAACATCATTGTTAACGTGATTTAATATCATTTTATCCCAGCTACTTACCATCTCATCACACTCCATTTGTCTATTAAAAAAATTAGAAGTATTGTAATTTACAATACTTATTCAGGTTTAAATTTCTTTTGTGCTAAGAAGAATTTGTAGTCTTTGTACATACGGCCTGTCTTCTCTGATTTCTTTTTTCCCTGGTATACAATCTTAACTATCTGATTAAGTTCTACGTTTTTCATCTTGGTTTTAAGTACACTGTCACCAAAGATAACATATTCCAATTCTGGGTCATCTATATCTACGAATTTATATCCAATACCTGGACCATATGAACCTTCAAATTCAAAGAATCCAATAAATTCTCCAATGAATTCTTGTCCTTTCTCTTCAAACTTAATGTTCTCTGATTCTTTGTATTCAATTTGTTCGTCTTCCATTTCTACAAACTCCATCTTATCTACCTCTTATATTCTTGTGTTCAACTATTTCATTTATTCGCAGCGGTACATATGTGCCCTACTGCTAAAAATAAATGGAGTAGCTATAATATTAATGCAAATATAATAGCCACTAAAGCTGTTATAATTCCAATAGGAATTAATACCAATGCTGTTGGTTCAACTGTTGCTTGTACTTTCATTATTCTTCCTCTTTATCTTTAGGTCCTGCTGCTAATAATACACCAAATATTAATCCAAATATTATGAATGGTAGGAATAATATCAATGTGATTCCTACTAGGAATAATACTAATGCTCCACCAGGTGTGAACACTAAACTAAAGAATAGTAATAGTGCTAAGAACCAAAATAGAAATGCTAATACTTCTTGCATAATTATCGCCTCCATATATTTAATACATACTTATTCATCCAATACTTGACACGCACGCTCCGCTTCACGTTCTAAACGGATTTTGCGGAGTCTATCCCTTTCATCTTCTCTTGCCTGTTTTCCACCATCATTCATTTTGTCACGACCTTAATATCTTCTTTCTTCCACCATAATAATAGTATCAATGGTAAGAAAACTAATGCTAATATTAATGTAATTGGCCATGGAATAACTCTTACCTTCTTACTAAATACTATAGCTTCAGCATCTTCCATCTTAACTTCATATCCTTTTTGTATCAAATATAATTCTTTAATATCCATATCAATCACGTCCTCCTCTATCATATGCAAACATATCACCACTACCTTCATCAACTACATATGAATCAAAGTCTACATAGTCACCAGCTTCTGGTAGTGTATTTGGTGCAGGTTTAAACCTCCACATTAATCCAAAATGTTTAGCTAAGTGAGGTAGGTTAAGGTAGTCAGTTGCATCTCCGAATTCAATATACCACTGTCCAATATCTTTGTAGTATGTAAACTTCACATCCATATCCATGTCACCAGCTGCAGCTCCAAGTAACGCAAGTATTTCATTAACGTTACCAAACTTCCTATGACTATTCTCTGTTGACACAATACTTCGAACACGGTCAAAGAACCATCCTACATAGAGTTCTATTTCATCTGGACTTTCTGGTATATCAAATGGGTCTATGTTTAATTGTCCAACCTTTTCATAGTAAGCTTTAACTTTTTGCTTGGTCTCAGCGAACTCACCAGCCACATTATCACCTCTATTCTTTTATAGCTTTCTTCTTTTTCTTTGCAATAGCCTCTTCTATTTCATCTTGTACCATATGCCATGGGTCACATGCAAGGCCATCTCTACTATCAGGGTTCATTTAAATCTCCTCCATTTGTGCTACTACTGATTTAACAAACATAGCAATTTCACGCATGGCTTCTGGATTATCTAACATCAAGATTTCTTCCATCATATCATCTATCATATAGGTATGTGTTAACATAGCTTGACGTCTTCTTTCATTTAATCTTCGCATAAACATTAACTCAGCTTTATCCATTTGAAATTCCATATTACTCATCTCCATAATAGTATCCACAATATAAACAATATAGTTTTCCAGTCTCTTCCTCTACTTCAAAATAATCCTCATATCCACAATGTAAACATTGAGTATGTTGCACATTATCATCTCCTATGCATTTCTTCTATTTTCCTATCTTCATAAGCCCACATAAATAATGGACCAAAGAATATTGTAGTTACAACTAAAAGTTTCAATATCAAATCTACCATAAGTGATATCAACCCCCTATATCATTCCCAGTATTCACTACCTAAACTTTCTTGTGCTGCTTTTCGGTCATCATAATCATAGACATATCCACCATATGTACTCTTCCTTGATACATCTCTTATTCGACGTGCTTTCTTTTTACTTATCTTCGACGATGAAGTTGACGACTTATTGCTATTACTCGTAGCATCATAAGTATCATCATCAAAATCACTATCGCAATGATTGTACCAATCACTTCCACTCATCCCATTCCTCCTTATACATTTCTAATTTGGACTATTCCAAAAGTCTTCTACAACAAACCATATATAATATAATCCAATTATACCAATGATTAATAATATTATATTATATATTAACATGTTATCACCTATCCAACCATTGGGTCATTATCATAGTTTTCTGCAAGATGTCCATAGAGTTCTTCTGGGACTTCTTTATCATCTTCTTTAGATTCTTCTTTAGCCCTTCTTTTTTCCCATTCTTCTGGGGTTGGGTTACCGAGTGCATCGTCCTGTTGTTTGATTATTTCAGATGCATCTATAAGTTTGTTACTGTAATCTTCAACCATTTTAACAAGGTCTTCCATTGCCTCTTGAATGTATTCACCGTATGATACATCATAGCCTCTTTGTTGTGCTACTTGTTTCTTTGCTTTTTCCATATTGTCAAAGAAGTCTGCATCAAGTTCTATGGTTAATTCTACAACATCTACTTCTACTTGTTTCTTTTTTCTTTTTATCTCTTCACTCATATTATACACCTCTTCCTATGGTTAATGAATCAGTTACCTTTTGTTCCTGAAACGATATACTATTGTCTATAAGTTGGTTCCATCCTTCTGCACTTCTAACAAATTGTTCACCTAGTAACTGGTCCATTCTCAAGATTACACCTCTCGTTCACATAGTGCTATTAGTATAGCTAGTCTAACTACTTTATCAATTTCATCATCATAACATATGGCACCAAATTCTTCATCTGGTACATACTTAACTTCACGTACGGGATTAACCGGTCTGTGAATATAGATGGAGCAACTCATAGAGCTGCCCTCCTTCTAATTTCTACTTCTTGGATGTGTATAAAGTATGCTATTGCTTTTCTAATTTTTGCTATTACATTCATTTTTTTCACCTTCCCTCATACTAAGGGACAGACTTTTGTCCCTCTAACTTTAGGTCTTCAATAAATTTTCGCCTACGTTTTGTTTGTTCTTCATCACATAGATGATATCCATATCCATAATGGCATATGAAATTCCTTATAGGTTTATATAAGTTATATTTTATAAAATTATATATATGCCCTTTGGACTTCATCTTCAGCCTCCTTCATAAGAAGTAATAATGCTTGCCTTCGGAAGTTTGCTTGTGCTATAAGTCTTTCTTCTACTATTTGCATTAACTCAACATTAACTGCTGGTTCTTCAAACTCTAAGTCTTGTGCTCCGTTCTCGTAACCTAGCTCGGTTGCGAGTTCGTCAAGCATATTAAATATTAACATGGCCGCTACCGGGCTTGATTCTATCATATGTGCTCCTCCTGTATCTCTATTTTAATAGGCTGCGACGGGATGGCAGCGTCAACTATGCCCCCATTGGTTTATCTGAGTATGTCTCCTATCTCCGTTAGGTTTTCGTTTGCGTCCTTCCGGGGGTAATCATAGGGTAGAAGTGTCTCCATGACATTGATGAACATATTAGTTCACCAATGTACAGATATGTACAATGCTATAAAGATGCCTGTAAAAAATATACCAAAGCCAGCTATAACATGTTCTGTTGCAAAGTCGTCAATGTCATGGAAAGTCATAGTTACCACTTCCTTATATTGATACTTTGATTTCTTCTACCAATACTTCAAACCTACTGCCTTTAATAAATGTGTCAATAAACACAACGTCCTTAAATTTATTTAAAGATAATGTTGTTTCAATTTGCATATTACCACCTACATATTGATTGTTTCATTCTGGAAATTTAATATGCTTATAATACCAGTCCTATATTCGATTGCGTACCTGTGGTGTCCTGGTGCAAAACTACTTTGATTTAGTGCAGTAAATGAGTCATTTGCCCTATATGTACTGACACTTTTAGCGTCATTTGGAACAACTAAATACTGACCTTCACTAAGATGTTTATTACCAACACTGATACCATTGACAAATGTCATATAGTATACACCACCTGGATATTGTAGACAGAAATGTCCACCAGTATACCATGTGAATGGTGCTGCTAGGTACATTAATTGCGGTGTATTATATTTATGTGCGGCATAACCTATAGCGCAAATAATACTATTGCATATATTAGAGTCTGCACCACCTATACCAAATGCCCAACCATCATTAAATACAACACTGTGTATAAAACCTGGTTTGGATTCAGTAGTAACATTATTAACAGTCTGTATTGTAATGTTAGCAGGTACTGTACTGTCACGTTGAAATGCGAAACTGGTGTTACTGACTACGCTACTGCATGCGCTAATTGGACTTATACTAAATACTAGTATGAGTATTAGACATATTAAGCGTTTCATATAATCACCTCTCTAAAAAATATTATTGATGTGGTGTTTCACTTCTAAGATAACCAACCCAACCAACATACCCAGTTCCATTACCAGTGTCTATCCAATCCACACGTGGACTAGCATTAGGCACTTCATATTGATATGGGTCTACATGCATTTGACTTGCAGGTTGTACTGCTACCTTATGGTCATGTAACACCATGATTGGAAGTGCTGATAATAATAACAATGAAAATAGTATTGTTAAGAATATCGCACTTCTACAGATGAATATAGGTGAGTCATCCCTTAAGGATTTGAGTTCACCTAATAGTTCTTGTAAAATAAAAAACACCCCCTTATATGTAGGAGACGTCTATGGTTGATTCGATTGAGTCGTTAACTAATTTCCAGTATATTTCTTCATATTCTTCTTGGTTCATGTTCACACCTTCCACAAAATATAATAAAAAGTTCAACTACCATTCTTCTACAAAGTCACCGTAACCGACGTCGTCGTCAGATTTTGTTCTGAACATTTATTTCACCCCGTTGATATTTTTGCCATACAATTTGTTTTCGAGCATGGCTATATATTCAAGTAGGTCTTGAATTTCAACGTCCCTACTATGTACCATGTGTTCGAGTTCTTTAATGATTCTTCCATCGGAGTTCATACTAGAACCCCGCAGAAGATACATTCCTTACCTTTGTATACTAATTTATTACATGAAGGACAGCGAACCCTACGTTTGGTTTCGTGTTGCATTTTATTAGGTTTAATATGTGCGGTTGCTGCACCTATTGCTTTAGTTGGACCTGCTACACCTACTACCATAACTTTCACTTCCTATAAGATTAACTATGACATACATGATGTCATGCTCTACTACCCCTCATACTAAGGGACAGAGTTTTGTCCCGCTAATATATGAAGGTGAGGCGTCGGGGTTTAACCCCCGGCTTCCCGAAGTTTTACAACATTGGGTAAGGTTGAAGAGTTACCCCTCATACTAAGGGACAGACTTTTGTCCCGCTATGGGAGGTAGTCTTCTTCGTCCCCTATGGTGACACAGTCAGTGTAGTCGTACCTGTCACTATTCTTACGGTAAGTCTGGAGGTCTATTGCCCATTGTGCACATTCGTCACTACAGTATACCTTCTGGTTAGGTCCATTGAATTCCTTACCACATATGTCACATACCTTCTTAGCGAAGGAACCACGTTGGAATTGTTTCTTGCACTTGTCACTGCAGTACTTAGCTGACTTACGTTTAGCTTCAAATGATTCACCACAATTTGCACATATTATACTAACCATTGTTACCACCTCTCAAAAAATATTAGATACGAGAAGCCTTTAAGACTTCTTGTTCTTCCTTGGTTAACTTGATGTAGTGTCTGTACCGGTTGTTGACCATGTCTTCTTGGTCTTCGTTCCTGTACTTGTAACTATTCTTGATGTCGGTGAGGCCCCATTCAGCGAAGTATACTTCACCTTCCTTGGAGTGTCCTTCACAGATGATACTGTCTACTGGGACTTCTTGATTGTAGTTAATGTATGCAGTTGGCTTAGCCTTGGATGCTTGGTTCTTCTTGTAGCCTATGTCCTTAGGACTGCAACGTATTGATGAACCGTCGTCATTAACCCTTCTGATGGACTTAGGTTGTGGGTCCATTCCACTGAACTTACCTTCAACTACAGGTACTGCACCATGTCCATACATTACACCATTATTCACATTGTTCATGTTCACACCTTCCTACTTATATGATTCTAACTACAGGGTTGCGTATGCAGTAGTCTACACCGCGGCCTTTATTGTATCGACCAACGACACCGACTATGCTTACTATGTCACCACGGCTAACTTCCCAGTGGACATCCGGAACATCTATGTTCTGGTAGTCTTTAGGGTATACGTTGATGTGGTCTTCAACACCGACCACTTCATTGTTAACTATGACTTGGCTGTTGCCTATGACGAATTTCCCACTTTCCTCACGTGGGTATCGAACACTGCAACGACCTCTAACTTCTACTTCTTGACCTACGTATTGACTTATAACGTTTCTAACCATTCACATCACCTCAAGTTGTTCACACATTTTCCGAGTCGCGCTTCATTTCTCATGCCCGCTTACTCTAAAGAAAAATAACTTTCTCACCTGTAACCATTTTGGTCACCCCACTATTTCAGAGGTGTTAACCAGTTATGGCCGTGATGTTGCTACTTCTTGGTTGGTGTTGCTTGACCCGTCAGTCCAGTCGTAGTGACCTTTCTTCCCACAATATACTATTGTCGTCCGGGGTATATAAAGGTTGTGGTTTCCCACTTCCTTCACATTTCCCTTTGACAATATTACATTGTTTTTGATACATATAAAGGTTTCGGTTTCAAATGTTTTCCACCTCTCTACCTATACTTTTTAGGCATAGGTTTACAAGATTATTAGAATATATTGCATATTATTTTTACACGTTCTGCAACTTCAACTATGTCGTCTTCATCAACACTGACAACACCGTTGAATTGGTATGAGTCACGTATGTCTTGTTCAACTTCACCTATAACACCTTGTACTGGTGCATTGTGAAATACTATTTCTTCAACTGCAAATGCTATTATTTCTTCGTCAATTTCACGGCGTTCATTATTATTTTCTGAGATGTCAACGTGATGTGCTACTTCGTGTATGATACTTGCGATAGCTTCGTTGTCGCTTATGTTTGGGTTTATACCTATTGCATTAGCTTCTGGTATGTAGTATGCGCAATCATTGAAGTCGTCGTCATTGTCTACGAAGATATGTACATTGCAGTTTTTTTCTACATTTTGTATGATGTTTTCTATTTTCATAGATATAAGTTGTCTTAAGTAGTATATAAAGGTTACTATTTTTCGAATAAAAAAGAGCACATAAGATTTTACTCTCATGTGCTAAGTGTACTGCTTTTGGTGGTTTACCTCCCTACTCCCTTCCTACCGCCCGTATATATTTAATAACCGCCTTTATAGTGTTTATATAATACATATATACAATAGTATATAATAATGGCTAATATGATATACATAATAATATACAAAAGTGGTATACCATATATAACCATTCCACCACCTATTGCTGGTGCTGTATATGCAACCATGATTTTCACCTCCCTTAGAAGTTACTAATACCGTAACGGAATAAGGCGATTCCCTTACAGTATGGTTTACATGCTGCTACCTCTGCATCTAATGCTGCTTTGGATTTTGCTACTACATTTTTATCTGATACATATGTTTCTAATGCTGGGTATATCTTACCTGGATATAGTCCATTATATTTCTTCATGTACGCTTCTAATTGTGCTACTGATATTCCATAGTCTCCTAGATACATCATAGGCATAAGGTAGTCACAATAGTTTTTAAGTACATCCCAGTGTTGTTCTCCATCCATTGCTTGTGCTTTTGTACATAGTATAAAGGTTTTACCTTTACTGGCTGCACGTATTGCTTGTACTTCACTGTAATAGTTTGGCATGTTATATGTTTCTTCATCATGACATATATGCCATCCTGCATCACATACTTCTTTAACATGACTGAATCCCATCCATGTCCATGCGAATGGTTTAAGTCCTGCTGCTTTTATCTTTGCTAGCCATGGTCCCATACTTGCATAGTTACTATTGGTAATTCTCATGTAGACTTCTGTGATACCTTTAGCTTTCATAGCATTAAAATCTGGGTTAGGTGTTGCACTTAAATTGACAAAGTATCCTAAGCCAAATGCAGGGGTAGGTGTTGGTGTAACTACTGGGAACATCTTAGCCCAAGTTATAGGTCCTACTATACCATCTTGTAATAGTCCATGCTTACCTTGCCAGACTTTTACAGCGGCTTTGGTCACTGGTCCAAAATATCCATCCTGCAATACACCAACAACCTTCTGTATTGCTTTAATTTGAATCACTGTTAATGCCATTCTTTCACTCTCCATTAACTTTATTTATATTATTCATTTTAACATTCTTTCCAACAGCTCCCATAATACCCATGTCACTACCTTCTATAAATGTTTTAAATGAACCAGGTACACCAACTGGAGCACCGTGCCATGTTGTATCTTTTCCATCAACTGTTACTGTTATTTCATCGAGGTCATAGGCTTCACAGAATGCTGTCTTGTAGAATCCATTAGAATTAATAAGTCTAACAAGATTATCATCTGCTAATACATCATACATATCTGCTGCATAGAAATATTCTATGATATCAATATCAACAATAATAGGTGGTTGGATATATTCTTCGGTTCTTTTATCTTTAAATGATTTTATTGTTGCCATATCTTACACCTCTATTGGAAGTTGATGTCCATGTAATGTTGTATTAAACCAATACTGGGTACTGTTTGCTAGTCCTTGTATATGGATTGTTGTAGTATATTGTTCAACCTCATCAATGAATGTTGGTAATGCTAACCAACTTGCATTTGATGTTAATGTTCCTCCCATCATAGTAACTTGTATACCATATAATGAATTGAATATTCCATCTATTCCAGTGTCACCTGCATGGAATCCACCAAATCCAGAACCAGTTGTTAATGATGCAAACTGTCCTATAATACCACCTGCACCATCAAAACAATTTAATGGTAATTTAATATCTATATGTCCTGTATTAGCAGAACCATCACCTGCATTACTTGTTGCAGTCCACTGATAACTATCTAACATAGGTATTAATTCTGGTGTGTTAGGATTCTTTTCTGTATCACTCATAACATATTGGGTTCCACTACTTGTTCCTAGGTGTTGCATGTATTGAAGTTTCAAGGATTCAACATCCATGAATCCACCAACAGTTAATGCTCCTATATATCCTACAAATTTATATTCATAGTTTTTATTGAACCAATAATATTGTGCACCTATACGTGAATTGGGTCTATCATATGCCATACTTCCACTTGCATTTGAAAGTCCACCTTGATAATCAAACCACATATCTTTAGATGTCCAACTTGTTGTACCTGGCATACGTTTCATTACAACTACTTTCATTGCATCAAAGTGAGTGTTTAATGCTGTACCTCCACCATCTGCAAAATAAAGTACAGGGATAACACTGTGTGTTAATGTCCCTGCTGCTAGCCATCCTGTCTCAAATAGTTTTTGTCCTTGGTATGTTCCTCTTACTCCACGTCCATCGAAGTAGTCTGTGTCTGCTACAACTTCTGCACCTGGTGCTACGAAGTCTGGTGCTCTTATAATAAGGCTAGGGTTAGTGCCTATTCCTGTCATTGATTGTGTTGTGTCTACTATAGCCATATTATATCACCTCGTATATGTAGTTTATTTCTGATACTTTAAATATATCTGTTGACTCAAAGTCAAAGTTGAATTCAAGTTTCATTCCTATATATTTATCTACTCCATCCGGTCCTACTTGTATATAGTCTTGGTCTCTTAGATTGAAGATTTTACTGTAACTATAATCTCCACCATAGTCTTTTGTTACTATTTGGTATGGTTCATTACGTTGTCCTAGTCCTGCACTTGCAAATGTTAGTTTCATATCTTCATCTACTGGTGTTGTTGGTGCTACTCCCGCACTGTATGTTTCTTCAGCTCTCCAATCTAAACCTCTATCTGCTAGTATACGATTTCCTGAATAGGTATTGAAGTAGTTGAATGCTATACTTCTAGCTTCTGCGATTGTTTGTGAACCTCTGATATACATACCTACTACACCTATACTTGAACCTAGATAGTTTGTATTGGTCATTCCTCCACTGTCAATCCATGCTGTTAACCATTCTCCACCAGTACCCATCTTACGGTATTCTCCTATAACCTTCTGTGTTCTATGATTGAAACGTATACGTAGTTTTATTGGTAAATCACCTGTTGTCCAGGATATACCTGTACTTCCACTTGATACTGTACCTCCACCACTCGATGTCCATGTTGTTTTATAGATACGATATACACCAGCCTGTGTACGTCTTAAACCATGCATGAATCCATAGTTACCTGTGAAACTTCCATTTGGATAATAGTATATACCTGCCTCGGTAAAATCGGATGCTGTTGTTGGCGCTGTCATACTTGAGATTTCGGTTTCATATACTATATCTTCATATATACTTGGACCATAGAATTGTCTATCACCTGTAGCAAATAAATCATCTGCACTTGAACCAGATGTGTTTACACATAATGGGTCCATATATCCATTTTCTAATGCTATTGTATGTGCGGTATCTACTGTTGTACCGGTTGTGGCTAATGTTAATGCTCCACCAGATTGTGATATTGTACGATATGTGTTGTTATATTGGGTTGCCCAACGGTTAAGGAATGGTAGACTTGTACTTGCACCATATATATCTTGGAAACTATCTTCAACAACATTTCCTTTTCCACCCATGATAGGATATGTTATAATCTTTTCTATTTTAATATTACCAGCTACTGGTGTTACACCTGTACTAACATAATACCACATCTTTAAATCTAGGTCATCTGGTGTGTCCCATACGGTTCCCATATATTTAACCTTACCAAGATAATCCCAATCATATCCATTAGCACTTAAATAACCACTCATTACATTATATGTTTGTGCATGATTAGCATCTGCAATGTTCATTTTGAATTTAACATATATAGGTTTGGCACTTGTAATTGCAACGGCCGGTCTATACCATGTTCCGGTTGTATTACCTACACCTGAATCTGAATATGGCATTCCCCACACATATGCAGCTGTTGCACCATTACCCATATTATATGGTGTTGTTTGAGTCACACGTATATCTACATAACTTGTTGGGTCAGCGTGTCCTTGGAAACGGAATATTAAACCTTGTGGTTGAGTTAATGCTGTCATATTTACAAGTTTAATTATACATTCCCAACTATCACCATCAGTACGTACTCCTATCGGTGCTAATATACTTACATCTGCAGGACCTGCTGCACCACCTGCTGTAGCACCCATTGTAACTCCAGTTGTTGCATATGCTATTGTATTACGTGCAGGGTCACTTTGATGTAATGTCCATTGTGGGTCTAATGATAACTGATTAAAGTCATCCTGTAAATATGCCTGTCCACCTAATGTGGGGTCACTTGTTGTTGTAGCGTTTGCATTTCCATAGTACATATATAAGTAACTAGGATATGAATTAACTGGGTCTGTTATAATTGTTTGTGATGGTATAGCTTCGCTTTCATAGTCTACAAATTGCCATGGTATCATTACTACTGCAGCACCACATACACTCCCTGCTACTTTAGTTGTAATGTTACGTGTGAAATAATGTGGACATATTGTTATACCATCTGGTGCTACAAATCTTAAATCAGATAAATCATCATTCATATGTGCATCATATATAATTCCTACATTAACACCATAGTAATCATGTTCATGTCCGGGTACACCATGTAAGTATCCTTCACTTTTTGTTAGTTGCATAGGTTGACGGTATGTCCAATTGCTATCATACCATACAGGTTTTAATGTAACACTTTCATATTTATCATATCTCTTTGCTAAGTCAACTTCAACCGCTCCAGCTGCTGCACTTCCTGCAATCTGTTTTGTTACTGCACTTGTACATGCGCTTTGAAGTAAATCAAATGTTTTTAATTTATCTGTTTGAGTATCATCTACACTATATCGATGTTGCATTATATCCTTTTCTATACCCATTTGGTCTATACCAATTAGGGTAACATGGCCACTTAAACCACTGCTTGTATAATTTATATCATCAGTTATTGTATAATTTACTTGGTTCCATAATGGATTATTACTTTCTGTTACACGATGTGATACTGTAGATATAGCCTTCTGATTTTCTGTGTTATCAGCGTCAGATACAAAATGAAGGCCGGAGGTGTCATCAGCGACAAATCCGGAGTATTCAGTATCTGTATCGATTAACACACCTCCTTTCTTACTTACTGTTTTAACTACCATAATATATCCTCCTTTTAATCTGAGTAGGCTCCTAGACTTGTATTACCTGTAGCTATACTTCCTTGTGTAGCATACTTGTCTGAATTCCTTATCCACTGCATACCTTTATCTGCATTGTTCATACGTTTAATCATACTGTAGAATGCACCTGTGGTCCTGTTAAATTCTAACTCGGTTATAAAGTATTCTTGTGTGAAGTCTATTTTATGTGTTATTGCTTGTATTTCATATGACCCATTTAGGTGATATTGTGGTAAGTTTACATTTATATATTGACCTGGTTCTATAAGTACACTACCATTTATAATAGCGTTGAATCCTGGATATTGGAATCCACTATTTGCTACTTTGGCTTTGCTTATAACTTGTGCTGCTGCCATTGTATTTATATCAGATAGGAACTCATGGTCTTGTATTATACCATAATGTTTTTCACTGTTTTCATCATATGCCTTACTTGTTCCACTACTGGTTTCACTGTAATTAAATGTATCACTAGCTTGGTTGATTATTCCCCATTCGATTGGTCTGTATTCCATTCCACCAACACCAACCACATTACTACTATCAATTGTTATTGGTAATGTATAATAACGTTGTGGTAATAATATAAGTTGGTCTAAGCTACGTTCCATACCTGGACGTGTGTATGCTACTTGATTACATTTCTCACACATATCCTGTAATTCAACTAATGCAGATTTACTATCAGCACTTGCATATTTTGGTGCTTGTGAAATATTTCCAAGTCCTATTATTTGGTCTATATATAAACTACTACAACGTCGGTTCATGACAGTCATACTATCCTGATATCCAACAAGTTTAACTGACTTAATCCAGTACTCATCACTAGATGCTACCTTATCAAATGCATCTTTAAGGTTTATTGTGAAACTCTGCCATTCACCATTTAGGTTTGGTGTGACTTGTGTTAACTGTTTATATGTTCCTGTTGGTGTAGGTCCATTGAATCGTATAACATATTTTTGTGCACTAGTTGGTAGTTCTCCATTCTTCCACATTTCAATTTCAATATTGAACTTAACTGGGTATCTAATACCTGCACCACTTGCATAATAATCGAAACTAAATATTGGATGATTATATGCATTCCAGTTTTCATTGCTATCACTGAAGAATGTTACATAGTTAGGTCCTGCTACTGTTGGCATTAAACGCATACATGTACCTGGATGTCCAAAACTTGTCTCCCATTTTTTATCGAAACCAAAACTTGTTAATGCTGAGACATCACTTGCAAGTGAAAAACTATTATATAATTTATAGTCCTGTAATATTCCACGATAATCTATATGATATAATGCTGTACATAGATAACGTGCTATCTCTGCAACACTTGAAAATTGTGTATATGGCATTGTTCCTGCACTATCTGCAGCAGGTACATATCCAATACTAAAGTTCTTCTTAATAGTAGTACGACTTAAATCCCATAACCTGTCAACACATGATATTGTTAACTCTGTCATATCATCATTCAATACCCAACCTGCAACATAACCACCAAAGATTGGTCTAGCTTCTATACTATCTTGACCTAATACAACTGTTACATGGTCACCTGCATCAAATGCTATTGGATTATTACCCATCTCATCTGTCCAATAATCTTCTTTCATTGCTACTTTTATTTCTAATGTATCTAATGCATTCACTCCATTCTGTGTGAACTCTGCATCTATTAAATCTAATCTTGTTTCACTTGTATCTACAATCTCTTTTCCACCCTCATATCTTGTGAGTTGTGAAATCTTTATCCAACCTGCACCTGCATATTTAGGTACATCTAATACAAATGATTTACTTCCTGCTGTAAGATATTGTATAGGAACACGTACTACTGTACCATAGTCACTCCATTTATTATATCCACTTTCAGTCCATACAGTATCACCTGCTATTGATAAACTAAAATTACCAGCTACGGTTGGTTTTTTCCATATGAAAAGTTCTACTAAATAATATCCAGTTGCTGGTATTGTAAAACTCTTTGTAAAATTAATCGATGCACTTGCATCATTGTTCTTTAATCCCATCCAATTGAATCCAGCATCATCTGTACCCACTACTTCTGTATAGTCGCTAGCTGCAAAACTTGAGATGAGTGCTTTCTGAATCCCATTTGTCCCATGATTGATTGCATCAATGCGAACAAAATAGTAGGGATTAGAGGCAACCCAAGAATCTTGAGTTGCATTTACATTGTTTATGTATTCTCTAATCATTTTTTAACCACCTAAATTATTTGTTTTAAACTTATTCCAGTTCTTGTTTGTCTATACCACTGTTGTGCTAGACTTCCACCTGCATCAACTCCAGTTGCTCCACTTAACATCCAACCTACTCCAGTTAATCCTGCTGGTAAACTATCACTCTTGATTGTTGTAGGGTCTTTCTTACATATAAGTAACTGATATGTTGCTGCTGCATTGTCATATATTGGACAATAATAATCTGTGTTTGCTGTCATTGCTATGTCTGTACCTGCACCAGGGCCACTGATTGTTCCACTTGCCAATGCATATCTGTCTCTTAATGTATATGTCACTGCATCATTTGGATGTTCCATTGTTACTACTGGACTACTTCTTAGCATGGTTAGTTTGATTCCATTGACTTGCATTACAATACGTTCACTATTAATGAATAGTGGTCTTATTAGATTGATTGTTCCTGTGACTATTGTATTTACATCATGCCATGCTCCACTGTCCCACGCGGCGACTGTGAATCCTGTTGCTGTAAATGTTAGTCTTGTGAATTCATTCTTTAAGACTGTTGTTGTTGGTGTTAGTTTTTGTCCTGTACTGAATACTTGTCTACTAGCATTTGCACTATTATTTGTACTGAATAGTTTAACACTACCTTTATAGTAATCTGCTTTTGCTATTGTAAATCTACGTTCATTTGTTGGATTGGTATAATAATATATGTCACCATCTTCACCATGGCGATGTCCTGTTGCTGCTGTTACAAGTGTACTATTATATGGCATATGAACTACATTAGGAAACGTATCTGCATTTGTAGTTGTCACATGCATATATTGGAAACTTCCAACAAAAGCTGTACTATCACGATTCTTAACCATAGCATATAACTTCAATCCATTCTTATAATTAACCAATCCACTTGGACCATAGAATACTTGTGACCATGTACCTGTTGTATCCAAATCAGTAGATACACGTACATTACCATTAGATTCAAACTCCATACGAAGTCCACATTCAGCAAAGGTAGTTCCAAGATTTAATCCTGTTAACTTCCAAGCTACTTGTCCTTTTGAACCTACATATGCAATATGTGCATTAGTACTACCTGTTGAACAATTCCATTGGAACTCAAATGTATCACCTGCACTCTTATTAACAAAATCTGGATTACCAGATGCAAAGCTAGTAGGACTAAACATTATACCAAGTGATGCAGGATATGCTCCAGCTCCAGGTAAACTGTTACGGTCTAATACGGTTTCAAATGTGAATGGTGGTGTGAATTCCATAGTGTCACATATAACCCAACCATTAGCATTTGTACCATCTGGACTAGCTGCTACTGATAAGTCAAACTCTGAACCATCTGATGCCCAACTTGTAGTTGCTGCTGTAGGATATTCACGTATTGTACTCCAGTTAGTTGTAGCGTCACTTCCATCTTCTTGTAGCTGATATGTTGTTGTTGCTATTGTATAGGATGGTACTAGATTAACACCATCATATATTCCTCTACTATAATCCATTGTTAAGTATTCATTTTCATGGTCAGATATTTTAACATAATTTATACTCATCTGTACCATGTTTGGATTGATTAGTTCAGTTTCTAATGATGTTAATACTACCCATCCTTTATGTTGTAGAAAGTTATTGTCTGTTAATTCATTACTTGTATCCATCCAAATAACTTCACCCATTTCAACTACACCACGTAGTTGAAGGGCTTCACTATTTGTACATATTATATCAAATCCAAATTCTTCACCATACTGGCCCCGTGTAGTAATAGAGGAACCAGAGGCAACCGTCTTGGTTGCACTGTTACTATAGTTAAATGTTTGGCCATCATATAGATTGGCATCCGTAATTGATACGGGTCCTATTGTACATAAGTTTGTCATACGGTCACCTCCTAGTATACTCTACTTACTATCTTATCATTAGCCTGTCTAACTCTTTTTACAAAGTCATCATAGCCATATACAGGGCCTGCTAATACTATTGTTGTTCCACTACCACTGCTTGGTCCTCTTGCAGGTGGTGCAAATGTACCATTCAAAGCTTTTCGAGCTGGGTCAACATTGACTCCATCGATATTAGCCCAAACATGTGGTGTTCCATTCCAGCTACCAAATACTAAACTACCTCCTTTAGCACCGGATGCTGCTGCTGCATTTAATACACCAAGACTCATATCTACACAATTACCTTCCATACAATTAGAACTTCCATCCCATGCTTTCTGTTTACTACCACCATAATCTTGGTATTTAAACTGCATAGCACCGACACGTTCTTTCCAGTCACCAGCACCTCTTGCACCATTAGGTCCAAACCAACTATTACTATTGGCAAAGATTCCCATGTTACTTGTTGCCTGTTGTGCTGCTGCTTGTGCAGGGGCACTCTGTCTATATGCACTAACTAGTGCAGCTCTTTGTGCTGCTAGGTTTGCTGTACGTAATGCAGACTGACGTCCAATCTCACCAGATATACTACCTATACCCATACCAGGTCCTCTTGAACCCCATATCATACCTTTAATCCACCCGGCTATATCTCCCCATGATGGCCAGTTGATACGTGGGATAGCGTTTACTATAGTACTATATATCCATCCAGGTGCACCACGGATAGCATTCCATAATGATTGTCCTGCACTTCTTACACTAGATGCAAATGATGATACTCCACCAGATATATAACTCCATGCACGTCCAGGTAAACTTCTCATATATGCACCAGCACTACTGAATGCACTCCATATAGCCTGACCTGCAGACATTACCTTACTACCAGCGTTTTGTATCCATGCTGCAGCAACTCTAACTGCACTAACAAACTTAGCTGTAATACTTATAGCCATTACAATAGGTCTAATAAATAATGCTAATGCTAGACCTAAGCCTGTTAGTATTGGTTTAAGTTGTCCAGTCTTTGTACTTGCAGGGAATAACTCTTTCATTAAATCTGAACATGCTTTGCTGAGTTCATCTATGACTGGTGTTAAATATTCCATTGCACCAGACCATGCATTAGCTCCACCAAATGCATTATAGAACCATCCACCAAGTTGTGTTAATCCAGATATAAACCATGCTAATGCATTTGATATAGCTGCACCTGGCCCTAATAGTAGGTTACCAAATGCTACCATTAATCCATCAATAGCTGTTTGTAATCTTGTACCTGCAGCTTCTGCACTGTTAGCATAGTTATCTCCAGCCTTACCGAACTTTTGTTCAAGTATTGAATTTAGTTTTGCTGTGTCAACCTTACCACCTGTACTGATATCTTCCATCTTAATACCAAGTTGTGATAATGTACGTCCACCCTTACCAGCTACAATACGATTGTATGCTGTAGCTGCACTTTCCATATCAGTTTTTAATCCAATAGATAACTGACTTGTTGCACGTAACGCTTCTTGTGATGGATTAATTCCAGCCGCTGTTAACTTTGAAAATGCACTACGTACCTCTCCAATACTACGTCCGGATTGCATAGCAAAGTCTTTAACTATGGTCTTACTGTTATCGAATGATTGACCTGCACTTTCAACTATACCTTTAAACTTTGCCCACTCTGCTTGTGATGCTACTGCTTTCTGATAACTCATTACACCAAATGCAACAATCGCTGCACCAGCTGCAACAGCTGCACCAGCAGCCAAACCAAATGAACCACCCAGTGCAGCTAATGCACCAGATGCTCCACCTGCTTTAGTCGACATGTTTCCAAGTGCAGGGTTGAACTGACCTAATGCTTGACCAAGTCCTTTAAGCTTACCACTTGTATTTGCTGACTTAGAACCAAATGCTCCCATGGAATTGGAACCTTTCTTGAGGCTAGCATCTGTCTTCTTAACTTTCTTATCAAGACCATCAACATCACTAGCAGCTTGAGCAAATGCACCCTTTGCACTATACTTACCATTGATGTTTATCTTAATATCCTTTGTTGCCAATGTTTCACCTCCCTAAAGTTGTTTCCAATTTGCATTCTTTCTACCTTCCTTGAAACGTTCCTCTCTTTCTTCTTTGTCACGTTTCTCTGCACGTTCAATATTGTCGATTAAGATATAACCATAGTATCTGAAAAGAGTACGTTTAGGCATAGCCATCATTTCATTATGACCCCAACCAAACTTTTCCGCTAATACTCTTAGCATATTCAATGGTCCTATTGGCTCCCAGCGTTCATTATCGCTTGCTCCGCCATGTTTTTTGCTGCTTTCTTTTTCATCGCATCAATTTCTTTCTTTGTGAAACCTTGGTCCATAAGGTCAAGTTCTGACATATATTCTTTAAGTGCTCTGAACTGACGATACTCCATAGCCCTAGCTTCCTCTTCTGTTACATCTAATACTAATGTAACATACTTAACAAGTTGGTCAGACATAACTTTAATAACATCCTGTCCCTCTGCAACTTCAACAATTTCTTCACCAAGAGATTGGCTTATAAGATATTCTTCGGTTGTTAAGTTTCTGATTTCAACATCTCTTCCCATAAATCTGATTGTTCTTTTCTTTTCTATAATTACATCTAAATCTAACATATTAAACCACCACAGTTTTTTTAATCTAAATAATTATCCATTGCACGTTTTTCAGCACGGCTTGCATTAGGGTCATATTCATTTACCCTTCGTCTACGTCTCCTATTATTAGGAGGTAGCTTCTCAAACTTTTCATAATATCCTTCATTGACCATATTTAGAACCACCCTAAGAATCTTAATAAAACAAGGATGATTAATATGGTGATTATTAATCCTAAAATATCACGCATATACATCATTCCCCCTATATCAAATAGTTCATTTAGGCTGCTGGGTCAACAACTTCTGAAGTAACAACTGCACTAACTGTACCTGTACCTGGCACTGCAGTTTCTGCAGTAACATCATGCATTGCTTTAAAGTTGAAAGTAACTTTTAATACATCATCATATGGTCTTTCAATCTTAGCATCATCATACACAATTTGTGGTACTGTTATTACAATACTATCTTTAGTTGCTGCACCACCAGACTTAATTTCCTGTCCAGTCATGGTAATAACTAATGCACGTTTAGCATCTGCTTGAGCAAATGTATCAGTTGTAAATGCTGTTGCTACTGATTTACCTAGGAAGTATGCGTATTCATCATAGTTCTCGAAGTACATAACAAATGAACCTTCACAGTTCACAGTTGTAGGATATACTTTATTAGGTTCCCATGCTGTTAAACCAGTCTGACACATAACACGTTTCTCTGCAACTGCACGGTCAATGCTTAAATCAAATGATTCAATCATACAGTTAGGTGCTCCACCTAATGATATAGAAACATCTGCATGGTTGATTGGACGTAGGGTTGTGTATGTAGGATGTACATGTGCTGTTGCAATATCTCCACTTGCACCACCCATCTCTACATCTACCTTAATATCTTCACCTGGAGATGCACCAAACTTGATAGACTTCATAGTCATATCATGGAATTTCTCCATAGCCAAATCTGCAGTACCTGTCATAACAGTCCATATAGGTAATGTTTCACCGACTGTCATTGTGTGTATATATCCTTCTGCATCTCCACCTGCTGTATTTGCACCTAGTACCCCATACATTGCATAGGTTACAAAGTTATTATATGCAGATGCACTGATTGTACCACTAGATGCTAATGTAGGTTTCCTGTACATATGTGTATTCTCTGCGTATACACCTCTAAATTCCTTACTGTAATAGTTACCACTTACTGATTTTATATCTGGGAAATCTTCAGTAGGTATGTATATTGCTGGCACTGTCTCTGCTGTCCCAGCTGCTGCTTGTTTCTTTAGTCCTACATAGGACCTTTTACCTGCTATTAAAGCCATAATCTATTCCTCCTTCTTAACACCCTTCATTTGTTTGACTTCTGTAAATAGACCTCTACATAACTCAAGGCCATGCTTTTTGTCTATAACATAAACTTTGTTTGGTTCGACCATACCGAGTATGTAACTCATAGCAGGGGCGTCACCTATATATCTTACCTTCATCTTTATCACCTACATTAATCTACATTTAACGTCTATATATCCACCCATTACTATATTCTTACTATCTCCAACGACTGTACCATAATCAACTGCCATGATATTACTGAAGATACAACCTCCACCTAATGTATCATCTAGATACATCATTTCCTTGATTGCATCTATCATATCAAATACATCTAATGTTGCATTCTCGACATGACCCTTACACATAATGTTAATACGAAGGTCAACATCAAATTGTGTGTTAGCATTGCAGTTAGTATAATGGAATTCAGGTTCACCTAAGATATCAATGATGGCAACACGACGGTCACCCATTGGAATCTTTTCTGGCATGCCTATCCAAACGTGGTCAAATAAGTCTTTAGGGGTGGGTACAGCTCCATCATCTAGCGCCTTTAACGCTGTCTGTACGGATGTTGCTAAGCTACTTGTTTTCATATGTTCACCAACCAGAAATGAAATCTACTTACTATCTCGTCTACCTCTGGTAACATCTTATTGAATGCTTTATCAAGATATGGATTTGCCTTACTACCCGGATGATGCACAACCTTAACAGGATATGCTGCACCTGGCCAATATAATGCCTGTCCATTCTTGGGCTTAATATCATGGGGACGTGTACCTTCAACTATACCATCAAAGTATTTAGCTTGTGCATTACTAACATACACATGTCCACTATCTCCACCATATTCTTTCCTTGTACTCATTGCTAAGTTACCAGTCTTACGAGGGGCCTCATGTTTAACCCACTTCTCTGCTAAGTCAGTAAGTTGCTTAACCATCATGTTGGCCTGTTTATCAAACTCATCACGATGACTTAACAACGCCTTCTTAACATTACCAAAACGACCATCAATTGATATGATAAGATTACCTGTCATACCAATCACCTATCCACGCCAAAGTCATCGTCATCTACATAATGGTGTTCCCATTCATCTGGGTCTTGAGTGTCACGTAATACACGGTCGGTGTATCTATGGCTTGGTGTTTTACTGCTACTGTATGGGTGTAATCCACTATCTTCATCTGCAATTGATTGTGCATATGAACCAAGTAAATCAATCGCACGTTTCTCATACATGATTACCTGTGGACTATCCTCTACACTTACATCATATAGCATACGTAATATTGTAGCTGCTGTATAATATTCAGCTGCTTGCATTACCATTGCTGGTGTTGATGTCTTAGATACTGGGTCTATATTACTTTCTACCCATACATCTGCTGCACCTAATGCATATGCCAATAGTCCTGCAGATATATCATCTGATACTCCGATAAGGATAAGTGAGACGTTAGTGTCTGTTGCATAATTACTTTTAACCATTCAGAACACCTCCGTTCTATAATCCATTAATCTTTCTCCATTCTGCTACAATCCTACTCTTAGGGATTGTTTTATAACTGGCCTTCCAAGCAGTTGTAACAAGTGCTGACGTTAGATGTGCTAGGTCAACAATTGCTACTAGTTCTGCTTGTGCTAAGGCCATCTGTCTTTCTATAAAAGATTTGGTGGCCATTTAGTTGGCCCCCTTAAGCTGTTACTGGAGTTGTTTCTGCTATTTGGAAAACACTTGCAATAATAGTTACAACATATGTTTTAGATGATGTATCATCTTTGTATAAAAATACTGTGTTGTTTGGTAATGCTGCTGGGTTTCCAAATGCTGCTGTTAAATCAGCTAATGCTATACCAGTGTGATGTGCGTATTTTGTAGCTACACCAGATGTTCCTGTTACAGTTGTTGCCTCTAATGTTCCAACTGTGAAGTCATCTGAACTGCTAAGTTTTGTTGCATCTACTGCATCATCTTTAATCATAGCTGTTGCAATCTTTGCTGCACCAATTGCAACGGTACCTGCTGCGTTAATTGTAATATCACCAGACACTGCTTTATTATCCATAACTCCAGTTGCTTGTCCTATTAATATTTCAGCCTCTGCTGCTGCAACTACGTCAGGGTCTAACCCACCGGCTGCTATAGCTGTAAGTGCTGCTGCATGTTTTGCTAATACTGGTTTATCTACCATCTATATCATCTCTCCTTTTTGTTTAAACTTGTAATAATATGTTTCTAGAAACACAGGTCCTATCTATTCAGCCCTTTGACATAGTACATTGGGCTACATCTTACGGACATTGTGATAGTGAAAATTTCTCTAATAAAAAAATGGGGTATTGCTTTAGCACAATACCCCTCATTGCCTAATTGCAATTTACTTATAAGTTACTTGCCTTGTATGATACTGCATTAGGTATCTTGAGTGCAAGTCCTCTTTCTGCGTACATCTCTACAACAATGTTGTATGGGAACCTTTCTTCCTCGTATTTGTTTACATTAATCATTCCACCAGGTAAGGTTGAATGTTTAGGGTCGAGGTATTCGTAGATTGTCATTGCTGGGTATCTGCTGTCAAGTCCTATGTATGAACTGTGTGCGAGCTGGGATGAGAATACTTTGTGTATACCTACACCATTAACACGTGGTACGGTTAATGCATCTCCAGCCATAGGGTCTCTGACCCAGTTGATGTCTATTCCCTGCATGTATTTGAGTAGTTCGAAGTAGTTAGCTTTCTCTAAGAAGAGTTCGTTTAGTTCATATGGGTATCCTTCTACCATAGATGCCTGGACAAAGCTGAGTATATCTTCGACAGGTGTTGCACCTGCTGCTGTCCATGCTGCTGCACCATCTACTTCAGTGATGTCGTTAACTACAGCTTCTAATCTGGTGATGATATCATCATTCATTTTCTTAGCCATACCGAATGCTGCCCTGTCAACTGCCCTGGAGATTTCGTCAATAACTGCAGCTTCTCTGAGTTGCCTCTGGGAGAATCTGAGTTGGTAACCGAATCTTTCCATTGCACCATGCTGCATGCTGATGGATGAAACTTCTATCTCTGATAGTTCACCGATTTCACCTAACTGATTAGGTTTACCCATGGTACCTGCGGTGATATCTGCACCTGCAGAGGTAATGTCTTCAAAGTAACTGAATGATAATGCATCAGTTTTTACACGTGGGAACATGTCGACAAAGTCGAGGTTTTGTTCTAATTTCTTATTAATGATACCTTCTAAAAATATAGGTTCTAGTACTTGCCTTGGGTCCATTGTTCTTTCTGCCATTTTAAATTCCTCCTAATTAAAATATAATATAATGTGTTAGTTCAACTACGGATGTGATTATTCTGCTACTGCTTGGAATGCACCGACAAGTACTGCAACGGTTTCTCCAGCTGCTGCATATGTTAGGTTCATTAATCCACCATTGGATGCAAGAGTTGTTGCATCTCCAGCTTCTTTAGTTACAACTTCACCTTTAACATCTTTATGTAATGCAAGGGATGAACCTGGTGTAATTGCTGCATGTGCAGATACTACCATTTCAACAACACCTAGTCCAAAGAATGCTACATCAACCATTCTCTGATATCCAACTACTGGGACTGCACCGGATACTGTAACTGCATCTAAACCGAATGGGTTGGATACTGCTACACCATGTGCTCTACCTTCTGCATCTTCGACCTGTAGTTTAACAGTGATGACACCCTTATCTGTGGATGCTGCATCTAACTGTACTAAGTCTCCTCTTTCAATTGCGGTTGCGTAAGATACTACATCTTCGATTATACCACCATTAGGTCCTATAACATCTGACCTTGTTAATGCTCCTTCACTTGCTTTGCATGATAAAACTGGGAAGTTTCTCATAAATACGTTTGCTACTCTAGCTGCCATTTTTTATTCCTCCTACGGATATATATTTAAACTCTAAATGCTTTGGCGTATTCGCCATATTTTTCATCCCATTCTTCTTGGGCGGTCTTCTTAGGTTTCTTAACTTCCTCTTCAATCTTTGCCAGTTTAGATTCCATCTTCATGTTCACAAACTTAGGCATTGAAGCGGCCATAGTTAAGAAAGCTTCTGTACTTTGTTCTGCTACTTGTTTTAATGCATCACGCATTGCAGGTGTAGCCTTACCTGCTTTGATTAGTTTGGTTATCTCTTCATCAACATTTATACTTGAAGATGCCTCAACCTTAGGTTTCTTACCACCTAACATTTCCTTAAGTTCTTTGATTTCCTTTTTAAGTTCATCAATCTCTGATGGTTCTTCAACAACAGGTTCTTCAACTGCTGGCTCTTCTACTTTAGGTTCTTCAACTTTAGGTTCTACTTTAGGTTCTTCAACCTTAGGCTCTTCAACAACAGGTGCTGGTTCTTCAAATGCACTCTGTCCTTTATTATTGTTTTCCAATTTCTCTTCAACAACCTCTTCCTCGACGGTTTCATTTGGCTCTTCGACCGGTTCGATTGGAGTTGCTTCACTAGCTTTTACCATATCAAATTCCTCCATAGATTTCTTACTTGTAAGGATGAGTTCATCAGGTTGAGCCCCGACTTTACAAACACTACATCCACCTTCCTCAACAAAGTCAACACGTTCAACATCAATAGATTTAACTACATAATCTGCTTTACCTGTTGGACATGGTTGCGCATCCATAGCACCAACAATACTATATGCAGGTAAACTACCTGTTGCATTTAAGTCTTTGATTTGTTGATTCTTCAATTCACTATCTAAGATATAGATACTTGTTCCATCGGTTCCAACCTTAGTTACATCACCCACATCAAGCAGATTCATCTTCGCTAAGATTTCATTCTCTCCTAGAACCGTATCGGATAAATGGTCAATACCAATAGGCATACGACCTGTATCTTTAATCAATCCTCTTATACTATCAAACGTTTGTCCAATAGTTTCTTCCGGTACATATATACGTGCTGGTTTATCATTCACGAAAACATGATGCATACCTGCACTCCATATACGTCCATCTACCTCTGGCATACCATTGGCTGCCTTCATCGATAACTTTGCATTCACTTTAGTTTCAACTGCTGGTTCAAAAGATATCATCTTCTCTTTCAACCCAGCCTTATCTATCCATGCCTTTGCCTCATCTGGTGTATACATAGTCTTGTCAAACCGATAAGCTTGAGCCTGCATAGCACCATCACGTTTACAAAGGATAAGACTAATACCTTTGCCTGCTTTCTTTCTTCTGAAAGATTTATCTTCGCATACACCAGGGTCCATCATCCTGGCTGCATGTTCATTTGGATATGGCATATCTATTCACCTCCTTGTTTATCTGGTTCAACTGTGACTGTTACTTCACCTGCACCATAACGTTCACCTGTCCATGCACCACTACCATCGCCACTTGCATTCTCATCAATACTCTTAGCAATTTCATCTGCCCACTCTTGGCCCGCTTCTGCACTATCATGGAACTCAGCGATACAAGCGCAATTAGGATGTAATGGTGGGAGCATATCTGTTTGGTCCATAGTAAATACTACACCCACATATTCATCTTGACATAATTCACATGCCTCTTCACGTGGGTCTACTGTATAGAATCCTTTGCCATCCTGTTGTGCCTGTATATATGCTGCACTGTTACTTGCCCTCATTGTTTCTGTACGTACAATCCTTGTAGCTTCGTATGTCTTATTACCAAGTAGGTCTTGTACACTTGCACGTATATCATTGAATCCCATTGTTGGGTCTGCTGTACCTTGACTTATAACTTGTAACGTCTCACTTTTAAGAGTATCACCTAACTTACTTACAAAGGATAATGCTGTATCACTTATCACTTCACTGTACTGTGTGGATAGTGGAGTTACATTACCACCACTAAACTTAGTACCTGCATGAAACATTGTAGTAATTATATTATTGAAGTCAGCAATCTTAGGTAATGCATCTTTAGTTTGGAAGATATTACTTTGTGCTAATGCAATAAGCATAGCAATACTTTGAGCCTTACTGATACGTATCTGATGTGCTGCATATATGCCAATGAGAATAGCAGCACCCTGCTTAATGGCTTGTGCTTGTTTCTTCTTTAATGCTGCTATCTTTTTCTCATCAACCTTTTTCATAATTATTCACCTGGTGTAGTTGCTTGTGGTAAATTCAATGCATCAATCACATTCTTATTACTCTCTTTATCTACAGCCGCTTGGTCCTCTGGACTCGGAGCAACTGTAGGTTCAACCTTCGCTGGTTCCTGTACCACTTGTTGTTCTTCTTGGCCAGGTAATTGTTCTTGTCCTGGTTCTTCCTCTTCGAGTAAGTCACTCATATCAACCTCTGCATACTGACTAACTATCTCTGCAACAAGATGTTTAAACCAACTATCCTGTGGGTCTATTGCCATGTTCTGTACATATGGCTGTAATGCTGCAAGCAATGTTAGTAAGTCTTTATCTTCGAATGTTTCAAAACCTATCTGTGGGTAATCATCCACCTGCCAATTCATGTCAACCAGTTCATTGATTTTAATCTGTAGTTCGGTTGCTATATCTTCATGAACTCCATCTAGGAATATGTTTAGCATATCAGCCTGTGTCTGTGATTGTGCATATGCACCCTTACCATCTTCTTGACCTAATATCATAGTTCCGATATTCATCTTACGGAATATCATAATGTCATGGTAATGGATTGCATCTTGAAAACCTTCACCTCTATGTGCAGACTCTAATACTTCTACACTATCAGTGGTACCTATGGTCATATTGGTACGTCCTTCTTGCACTTCATCTAACTGCATACGGAACTCATCTTTAAAGTTAGGATTCTCCACCTTACCTACAAGGGTTGGACCTTCATGTTTCTGAAGGAATACATTCCACCACTTCAATATCTTTTGTTTCATATACCAGTTATCATAAACTGCATCAAGAATACTTGTACCTTCACGTTCACCGAATTGTTCATCATATGTATAGATAAGACACTTATCTGCATCTATTGGTATCTCTTCACTATCAACTGTTTGGACGATTGTATCTACATCACCCATATCATCATAACGGAAACAATGGTCTAATGTATCAATTGGTATAGGGCGTATACGTTCAATACCAATAAACTTATCACCATCTTCCATCTTCCATACAAACTCAGATACACTATATCCATATATCAATGCACTGTACATATCATTACGTACCTTACGCATAGGATACTTCATACCCTCTATCATTGATTCAATCTCTTCTGCTATCTCTACATCAGCTTGGTCTTTGCTTGCAGGTGTGACAACAATCTTACGACTCAATAGGAACATACGAAGTAGTTCATATCCACTCTTAATCTGTGGGTCTGTTAACATCTTATCATAGTCTGTAAACTTTAATGCATCTGGTTTATAGACAAGATTAAACATCTCATCTGCACCTTGATTACGTGGTCTACTTATCTGTTGTGTCATCTGCTTTGGAGACAATGCTGCTGATAAACGTACTCTTACTGTATCAAACATTCCCATTGTGTCGCCTCCTTATACTTTATCATAATAAAACTTATAACCTTTATCTCTTACATAATTACGGAACTTGATTGGTCTGAACCTATCATTATCCACTGCATATTCTTTTAATACTTCTGCTAATTGTTTCTTTGTCATATTAGCACGTATAACTATAACATGTCCATCATCATATAGATGAAACATATTCATTAACTCTAACTCCATAAGTATCACCCCAATATATGTATGACTACTAATATAACTAATGCAATGATAGATGCTGCAAAGATACCGAATATCCACATCAATACATTGATACGACTAATGTTAACATCAATCATTCGATTAATTGCATCTAATCTTATATCTAACTCTTTAGCAGTCTGAACTAATTGCATACGTGCCTCATGTTCTTCCATGTTACGGTCATTAAACTTAACCTTTAACTCTGCAACTTCTATTGCAATTCGTCTAATACAAGTATCTTGTTCATCAATACACGCTTCTAATATCTTCTCTGGCATATCTATCACCTCCTTCTATCACCTATCTTTTCACGACGTTTACTAAATTCATATGTACGGTCACTACTTGTGTATGGATTCAATCCCATTTGTGCAATGCTTATAGCCATCTCTGTTGCATCTAACAGGTCATCATGTTTACCTGTTGGGAACATACTATACTCATTCTCAAACTCACCAAGTAAATAATGGTTCAATGGTAAGTGTACGAGTCCTTGTTCAAATAGTGTGAATGCACTCTGTATCTTAGTCACCTTATCTTTAGTTGCAGTACGTGTCTTAATAGGCAACATCAATCCCTTTAATGATTGAGGTAATGCTGCTTGATATGCATTGTCTTCTATACCAATCAATGCTGCATCATACTTATGTTGTATGTGTGGTACTAACTTCTGTTGTTCTGGGAATGTGATATGGTCACGTGTCCAGTCTCGTATATAGATATGTCCATCTGGCTTAACTGATATGGTACAACTACATGTATAGTCTGCTGTCTCCTTTGTACTGATTGCCAAATCCCATCCTGTATATGTGACTGCATTACTCATCTCGATTAATGCTGGTGTATAATAGTCAAGCCATGCACGTTTTAGTATCCCACCTTCTAATGGTTGTGGTTGCTGTTGATACATTGCACTCCACCAATACTCACCAAGTTCTTTCTTACGTTGCATTAACTTCTCGGTGTTCCATAACTCTGGCCATAATGCATCACCAACGTCACGTCCTAATACATCTTCCTCTTCTGCAAATGCTGGGAAGTTTATAATAGTCCAATCATCATCACTCTTATCAAGTAACCATCCACCTAAGTCATCTTCATGCCATCGTGTCTGTATAAGTATAACCTTACCACTTGGTGTTAGTCTAGTGTAGGCTGTTGACTTATACCATTCCTTTGCCTTCTCTCTGAATGTAGGACTATTTGCTTGTTCAGCATTCTTGACTGGGTCGTCGATGATAAGGACTTCAGCCCCTTTCCCCGTGATTGGCCCGCCAACACCAGCGGTACCCATGCCGCCACGATGCCCAGCAATGTCCCACCTATTCCTAGCTGCGCTTCTATCATTTACTCTCACTCCGAATATGTTGTTATGTTCTTTGAATATGTCTCTGACCTTCTGTCCCCATGTTGCTGCAAAGTCAGCTTCATATGAAGTGAGTATAACTCTATCTTCTGGATGGGTTCCTAGGTACCATGCTGGGAAGTACTTACTACATAGTTCACTCTTACCATGTCTTGGTGGCATGAATACTGCGAGTCTATCTATATCACCTGTACTTACTTGCATTAACTTATCATTAAGTAACTTTAAATGTTTAGGTGCCTCATAGATATCATCATCTACTAATGCTAACCCTAATGGTGATTGGTAAGCCAACGCATCAAGTATGAGTTGTTGTTTCATTGATTCTTTTCTTGACTCGTTCATTGCTTAACCCTTCTATTATATCTGATAATGAACCTTTGATTAGTTCATCTCTTATCTCTTTTAGTATCTGTGTTTGTTCTTCTGCTGTTGTATCTCCATGTTCACGTAAGAAGTCTTCACGTTGCTTTGCTGCTTTCAATGCAAAGTCTATACGACTACGTTCATCTACAAGTGATGGTCTTACATCACTACCAGCTTCTATAAGTTTATCATATAATTGTAATGTGTTCACTTGTTTCTTTGCAGCCTCTGTTAAACGTGCCTCACTATCTTCTTGTGTATATAATTCAACAGCTTTAACATTAGGATTAAAACAGAAACGATGATACTTACTTAACAGTTCTCGACTAATGACTTCACCATTATTCCTAAGCCAGTTACTAATAGCAACATAGGTCTCACCTTCTGCTAACATATCATCTATCTCCTTTCTAAATTCAGACCGTGCTATAGGTCCAGGTACATCTATCATCATTGTCACCTCCTGTCTCGCATTGCGATATATGTGCGACGCATTGTCGCATCATTGCTTTGTTAAATAAAAAATGTGAGTATGGGAATCGAACCCACACTAACCATTCTCACCATTGCTTACATCGTTTATCTTATCGTCGATGTCAGCTATCTCCATTGCTATTTCATTCAACCTTTTAACAAGTTTCTTCTTACGTTGCACAAGACGTAAGAGTTCCCCGTTACTCATACTAATCATACCTCCTTGTTGCACCATGGGTCGAAGTGACATTTACGTGGCGTATGTGTTATCCAGTATAGTCCTATTACTGTTATTGCTATTGCATAGTATCCTGTATATGCAAATAGGTTATGGTTTATTATGAATGCACTTAATGTTCCAATAAGAAATATGGTTGTGACTGCTATTGTTGATTTGTAGAATCTATCTTTGTACATGTCTATTAGTAGTTGTGCTACTCCTAAGTATGACATTGCTACGAATAGTATGAATAGTGCACTGAAGAATAGGTCTGTTGATGTCCAGTGTATCCACATGTTAGGCATGTTTAATATAACACCATATATTGTGTATAGCGCATTGCCTAATAGTCCGGTTGCTCCTATTAGATATAGGTCATGTCTTGTTCGATTATATATAAAAAATGCTATGAACGTTGCAATGATTAGTCCTATTGCATCTATTACTAATAACATGGATATCACCTCATGAATAGTAATATCATTGCGAATAGGAATGATAATGTTGCTCCGAATACTGCGAACATTATCTTATTAGTTGTACTGCTTGGCATTTCGTTTCGTATGAATTCTACTTTGGTATGTAGGTCGTCTGTCTCTTTGATTAACGCCTTCTTTAATTCTACGATATCATCTTGTATATTGTTATCACATGTGTCAAGTTCATCAACACGCATTTCTAGTTTGATAAGGCGTTGGAGTGCATCGATTTTAAATTTGTCCAAGTCTTTTATTATTTCTTCAGGTGTGTACATCTTGTCATCTCCATACGCTTATTATCCCCCCAGATAGCGTATATGGTTATTCCTATTCCATTGGTGGTTATTCTACTACTGGGTCTACTACTGGTTGTGCTGCATCTATTTTGGCTTGTGCCTCTTCTAGTTGTGCGTTTAGTCTATCAACTTTCTTTTCAGCTTCTGCTAGTTGTGCTTGTCCTTCATCTACGAGTCCAAAGACACGGTCTTTAGCGGCTCTTACTCTTGCACCGGATGCTGCTTGTACTAATGCTGCAAATCCTATTGCTGCTATTACTGCATATTGTGGTGGGATTTGTGCCATTATATCTGATTGGTATGCTACTACTATAGGTACCATTGCCAATAAACCTGTGGTTAACCATTGTGTTATTTGTTGTCTGTTTATATTTCCTTTAACTACGGCTGCATCTACCATATTAATCATCTCTCCTTTGTTTATAATTCTTCATATATGTGTCATGTAATATTCTAAAATAGTCTTTGAATTTATGTTCTTTCATATTCTTTCCTCAATCGTAGTATACGTTCGTATTGTGTTTCTTCTGTGTCCGCATAGACCATGACTAGTTCTCCGTGTTTATTCCTTTTAGTTGCCATCTCTTGCATCATGTCCCCTCCTATTTAATGTCTTCGATAAATATTTATAATAGTAAAATATTGGAATAAAAAAAGACCCAACCGAGTTGGTTGGGTTTTAAGCTTCTACTGTATATATATATTAAAAATTATGGGATAGTCCCCTCTATAGGTATAGAGAACCCACTCAGTAAACATGATTACTGTAGTTTATCCAGGGCTTTGGCAACGTGCTTGTATACGGGACTATCTATACCTATGTCCATATATCTAGTTATGTTTGATAGTCTACGTCCATCTATGTCCTTACTCATACGGTGTATACACATACACATTATAATGTCTTCGTTTGATGCACGTCTATGAAACTCTTTGGTTCCATGTTTTATAATGATTTCTTTAATATCCATTACTTGTCCATTATGCATACCTAGTTGTGTTTTACATATATCTACGTAGTCCATCTGTTGTTTTAGTTTATATTCCATTACTTCTTTTGATGGCCTATTATAGTTAACTGCGTTCTTTGTCTTTAATCCTAAGTCTCTGGCTAATGTTTCATCACTATCACCTATACCATGTTCAAAGAATCCTTGTGTTCCACTTGTTGATATTTCAGTATCGTCTCCAGGTCTATTACCTGTCCAATGTTGAAATAGTTCCGTTTCTACTGCTACGTCATCCATCTTTCCTTGCATTTCGTCTAGTTCTTTCATACGTTCTAGCCACTCTTCATGTGTATCGAATGGGTTGGTATGATAGATTTTAGGTTCTCTTATATAGAAGGGTTCGAAGCGATGTCTATATATACTGAAGGCTCCATCTATTATAAGGCCACATGTGTCACATACCTTTTCGGATGTGCATTCCATACCTCTACTACTTGTATTCATTTGTAAGTTTACTACTGTACCTTCACATTCTGGACATGGTCCTCCTATTATTCCTATTGGATGTCCTTCCCTATATCCTTTGCCACCTTTTATCTTATTCATGCCATAGTAATGGAAATCCTTGGGTAAATAACATGGGTTTGGGCTATAGTAACTGGTGTATTGTCGTGCAGTTCTATGTAAAAATTTAGGACTTTCTGGTATTTCTTGGTCTAAGTCTTCCCAATATGTCTTTTTTCTCCAGGATTTACCTGTGTAAGTTACATTGTTTCCTTGCATCATGATATAAATCCTCCATCTAATACGTGTTTTAATAGGCTGCGACGGGATGGCAGCCTATTAGAATTGTTGTTTTCTACCTTCCGTTATGGTATGCGTCTTCTACAAAACCGACGTTGAAACTGTTTGCGAAGTCATCGCATTGAGCTTCTGACCAACTATGGTTTTTGACATGTCCAAATTCGTGGAGTTCACGTACTTGCCAGTCCCCATTTTGTATTGATTGTGGGTCTATTATGACTGCAACTACTTGTCCTTCATTGTTGAATTGGGTTTGTGCCATTACTTTGTAGCCATTGCTGTCATGTCCAAGGTCGTATGACCCTATAACGAATGGTATCCCTACTGGTTGAGCAACAATGATTGCTGCTATGAATACTATTATTGCTATTATTGCTTGTACTTTCATAGTTATAAATTGTCTTAGGTTACTTATATAGTTATGGGTGATGGGTACATAATATACCACATCTGTTACAGTTAAGTTTGTCTCCTAAGATTTCCCTCCATAGTATCTCATTACATACTGGTGTGTATCCTACATTTGGAGATACTAGGTAGGGTAGTTCTCCATATCTTGTTTGTTTATACTCTTGTTTTACCACGGTGGGTCACCTCTTGTAAGCTGTCTCTATATCTTTTATCTGCTGTCCATTTATCTTCACGTTCTTCTAGTGTTCCATCTGTATATTCATGGACATTATAGTTAAAGCATATGGAGCAATATTTTCCATATAGTGTGTCTTTATAATAATCTTGTATTTCGAATTTTTGTCCACAATCTGCACATTTCTTTTCATGATATACTATTTCAAATTTTCCCATTCTTTAATACCTCCAAGTCTTCTAATATCTTTTGTAGTGTTTCTTGTTCGATATCTGCTTTGATTTGTCTTATTGTATCTGCTTTCTTTTGGCTGCGTTGTAATGCGAATAATGCCCAAAGTTGTATCCATGTACTGGATATGAGTATGACTATTACTTTAAACCATTCTGGTGCAGGTATTGCTAGTAATGGTATGATTAGTGCTAGGTCAAATCCTAGTATACTTCCTAGTCCTTTATCTGCAAACCATTCTAATACCTTGTCATTCCATTGTATAACGGGATGTAATTTATCCCGTTGTTTTTGATATTCATGGTATGGATGTTTGACATGATTAGATTTGGGCATTTGGGTCACGACCATATCTATCTTCATAGTCTTGTTCCAAAGCAATTACTTCATCAATTATCTTTGATAGTTCAGCTCCCTTTTTATTTTGCTTTATCATCTTTTTGATTTGTGCATCTAACATTCTTATACGGTCTAATTGTTCACGTTTACCCATCATAATTGTTCACCATATTTCTTTCTTAATTCAGCTTCTAATGAATATCTTTCAATCTCAATTGATGGTCGTTCTACATGTAGATAGTCTTGACAATATTCTGTGTCACCTTCACCTATATAATTCTTATTGGTATATGCATGGTTAATGCTGCCACATTCGAGGCAGAATCTCCATTTGGTATATTCTCTTCCACAGTATTTACACTTCATCATCTTCACCTACGACCATCTCTATTATTAACTTGCCTTTATATTCTTCTAAACTAAATAAGCTTTTTCGTATTTCTCGTACAATCATTGATATATCATCTCTATAATCTTCTGCTATTTCAATTCTATATCCTACTGGTTCACTCATAATCTATACCCCTTTGGTTTCTTTTTTAATTCCACATATTTACAGCTGAGTAGTGTGTCGAGTGGCATATAGAAGAGTTCACAATATACGCCTCTTCTATGTTTACACTCTTCGCAGCCTCCTTTAATACACACCACCCCCACTCATTATAAAGTCTTCTCGTTCTGCTAAATACCTGCCTCTAGGGTCTGCTACATTCATCCAATATTCATGGAAGGCATCTATATCAGATGGGTCTCCACGGTGTATGTCTATGCATGGTATGGGTTCTATCATTTCATCGAATTGCATCCACAATCACACTCCGGTTCATCATGGTATAAGTCACGTCTTGCCATCATATCTATAAAGCTTTTATTTTCTAATGCTAAAACCCGTTGTTCTAGTTCCTGGTTTTTTCGTATTAGATAATTTATTGTCTTTAACATTTGACAGTCACAATCACATGCCATATTTATTCCACCTCGATTGGATATACATTTACTTGATATGCTATTCCTTTTATGAATACTACATCTGCCATTGCAAATTGATTTCCTGCCATTCCAAATTGTGTTGCCAATTCAAATTCTACACCGTTCATATTTATACCCCCAATAGATGTCCTATGATTGTCACAAATATATATGCTACTACAAACCAAAACATAAAACTGGCTATGTATGCTATTATTGTTTCACCTGCACTCATATTTTCACCTCGTGTCCACAGCATGGACATTTTAATACTGTAAATTCTTTTATCTTCCCATCTATCTTTTCGATATGACTATGGTCTTTCATCTTCCATCCACATCTAATACATATCATGCTAACACCTTCTCTTTATGTACACTTTTACCACATTTGGGACAGTCATAGTAGTATACTTTAACAACGGTAGGAGGGTCACATATGTACCCTATACCGTTCAATTCTACAATTGTCCAACAGTCTGGACAATGTATCATGTATACATCCCTTCCCATTCTCCAGTTTCTCTATCTATTTCTGGACATGGTCTATGCCTTTTTACTCTACATAATGGACAGTATGCTACTGTTGCTGTCACCACTAATGGTGCACCACATGCCTTACACTTCATCCTTTGCACCTCATTTCAGTTCTTATAGTATTGAATATGTTTAAAACTACTAGGGCTATTAGTAGCCCTGTTGAAACTTCTATACTATCATGCCTCCACCACTGCCTCCATTTCCTCTTCAAATTCAAACCCACAACGTAAGCATATGAATGCAATGAGACCTATGGCTGGGTCTGCACTGTAATCAATTAGGCTGTTGTATACTTCTAAGTTGTTTCCTTCACATTCTGGGCATTTGAATTGACTAAATTTCATAAGAAAGCCTCCAAGCTACTTTGCTTTTGTTTTTCTAATATATCTAAATCATCTAACAATGGGAATAAAGCTTTGTCTATACGTTCCCAGTGCTTGCGTATATCTATTATATATCCTTCTGGTATTGGCATATCATCTTCTAATGCAATTGCATCAGTAGCAATGCCGGCAGGGCTATACTTAATATGATAAATAGAGCACTTGCTACCAGCACTGATATGAGTCTGTAAATTCGTATTTGAGTATTCAGCTCCCCGTACTGCGAATCCATTGGCATATTTATCTAACCCCTTTGTAAATTTTCTAGGTATTCCAATCTCTTCATCATATTTTCCACCTAATACATCTTCTTTTATCTTGTGGTAATAGTCTCTAGTTTCTTTTTTGCTTGCCCCTGAGAGTATTTGATGTAGGATAGTCTCTTGAACCTCTTTCGTAAGGGGCTGTGTGTCGCTTCTTTTAAGCTGGAATCCTGCAATCTTATACCTCCCATCTTCTAACTTCATGGCATATCTTTTCTTTTTGACCATGATTGCTCGTGTTGCAAATTCTTCAAATTCTATTCTGAGGCGATGACTAGTAAGACCACAACTATTAGCATAAGCATTATAGCTATCGTTAATAGTGGTTTCAAGACTATTAGCAGTAGTAGTATTGGGAATACCAGCAACGAAGACACTGTCAGTATCGCCATATATAACGTTATATCCTTCATTTTCAACCACCTTCTTTGTTTCTAATATGATATCTCTACCATGTCTTGTTGTTTCACTGGCAACTTTTTGTTCATATAATCTAAATGTTGGCAGTGCCATGACTCCGTAAAAGGAGTTCATAATTTCTTTAACAACTCTTTGGTCGTTGTCACGTCCTTGGTCACGGTATTCTTGTCGTAGTATGAAAAGGTCTTCGAGAAGAGTTGGCACCAACCCTTTTGGCTGGTTCCAGGTATCATCTTTGTTAGAGTTGAGAGTCTCTGGCGACAGGTTCCAAGTAATGATGATGCTGGGATACAGTGAGGCAAGGTCAAAGATACCGACATTTTCGTGGATTCCTTTGACAGGCTCCAATACCTTCGCACCTGTATATC